GGCGCCATGCTAAGCATTACTCTGACAGCTTGTTCGGCCATTCAAGAACCATAGGAAGCGAGACCACTTATACACCTGGACAATCCGACAAAATGTTCGACAAAATGGATGCTAAGAGCATGGTTCGGAATACGGTCAATAAAACCAATCCTTACAAATGGAACAGTAACAGAAGCGTACAGAGCAATGTTAAGAGAAACGCCAATACTTTCAAGAGACGAAGAAAACTTAAGAAAGTCGGATATAAAGCGGTAGACGCTTTGTTTAGACATCTTTAGTTATATTTTAAATTATGTTATCAAATACAGCAACACCATACTACTATGGGCAATTTAGAGACGCGGTGATTCGTGGTGAGATACCGGTTTGTAAAGAGATTTCTATGGAGATGAATCGCATAGACGATCTTATAGCAGACCCTAGGTATTACTACGATGACCGAGCGATGGATGGGTATGTAAAGTTTTGTGAGAATGAACTGACCCTTACCGATGGTTCTGATTTAAAACTGCTTGATACGTTTAAACTTTGGGCCGAACAGGTTTTTGGTTGGTATTATTTCATCGAACAAGACGAATACACGAGAGATGAAAAAGGAATGGTCCATCGCAAAACTCGAAGGGTTAAGAGACGTCTTACGGTTAAGCAGTATCTCATAGTAGCGAGAGGCGCTGCTAAATCGATGTATGACTCTACGATTCAGAACTATTTTCTGACGATAGACCCGTCATCAACGCATCAGATAACGACATCCCCTACGATGTTGCAATCTGAAGAGGTTTTATCGCCGATTCGTACTGCTATTATTAGATCTCGCGGGTATGTTTATCCATTTTTAACCGAAGGTTCGATAAACAACACGACGGGATCCAAGGCGAATCGGCAGAAGCTTTGCGCCACGAAGAAGGGTATCGAGAACTTTTTAACTGGATCTCTTTTGGAGATTCGTCCGATGCGAATTGAGAAACTTCAGGGACTTAGAGTTAAATGCTCTACGGTTGACGAATGGCTTTCTTGCGATATTAGAGAAGATCCAATAGGTGCAATAGAGCAAGGAGCATCCAAGGGCGATAATCCGGACTATTTGATCATAGCTACAAGTTCTGAGGGTACTATAAGAAACGGCGTGGGCGACTCTATCAAAATAGAATTGATGAAGATCCTTAGAGGAGAATACAAGGCCGACCATGTTTCGATCTGGTATTACAAACTCGATGATATTTCCGAAATCAACGACCCACGAATGTGGATCAAAGCCAATCCCAACATAGGCCTTACCGTTAGCTATGAAATTTATCAGAGAGAGGTTGAACGGGCTGAGAACTCGCCGTCTTCGAGGAACGATATTTTGGCTAAGCGGTTTGGGATTCCAATGGAAGGATACACATATTTCTTTACTTATGAAGAAACTCAAGTTCATAGGAAGAGAAGCTATAGAAAGATGCCGTGTGCCCTTGGCGCTGATATGTCGCAGGGCGACGACTTCTGTGCTTTCACATTTTTATTCCCTCTTTCTAATGGAGGGTTTGGCATCAAGACCAGAGCATATATTACAGAGCTTACACTTCATAAGCTTCCAATCGCCATGCGACAGAAGTACGAGACTTTTATGAAAGAAGATAGTCTTGTTATCATGAACGGAACAGTTCTCGACATGACCGAGGTTTATGATGAGCTTGATCAGTATGTTTTGGATAACGAATACGATGTATTATGTTTTGGCTATGATCCTTACAATGCTGATGAATTTGTTACTAGATGGAAATTGGAAAACGGGCCGATAGGGGTTGAAGTCGTAAAACAGGGTGTTAGAACCGAAACCGTTCCTTTGGGGGAACTTAAAATTTTGGCAGAAGAAAGGATGCTTCTATTCGATCAGGAGATTATGAAGTTTACAATGGGTAACTGCATTGCCATCGAAGATAATAACGGAAACAGAAAGCTTTTCAAGAAACGTCGCGATCAAAAAATAGATAATGTGGCGGCGATGATGGATGCATATGTTGCTTATAAACTTAACAAAGAGGCATTTGAGTAGGTGTTATAATGTGGCAATACAATTACACAGATGAGCTTTATCATTACGGTGTCCTTGGGATGAAATGGGGCATACGAAGAGCTAAAAAACGTGGCGAAGAGTATAACTACCGTTCGATTGGACAAAGAATGATTCAAAGAAAAGCGAATAAGGTTAACCGGCAGAATGCGCAAGGAACAAAATTCAACAATAATTCAAAAATCGGATCACGAATAAATAAAACAAAAGTCGGTAAAACTTTAAATAAGCGTTATGTTGAGAAAAAACTGCCAAATAAAACATATAAGATGAACAAGAAACTTGCAGTTGTTAAACAACGTGATAAAAACCGTGTCAATTATGTTAAATCGACGACCGTTAAAGCGGATATATTACGAAATATTTTGCTGACTCCAATCGGTAATGGCGTTTATAACAGAAATCGAGCCGCAGGAAAACCGATTATATATAGTCTTTTGAGTTCTGCCAGCATTGCTTCGTCGAAGGTTCAGGAATTGCAAACCGCAAGAATGATGGTTGACCCAAAAGCTTCGGATTCGACAAGATTATATAAAAAGGCTGGGCATTAATAATGCGACACTATACTTGTGAGTTAAGTCATCACGGAATACAAGGACAAAAATGGGGGGTAAGAAATGGACCCCCGTATCCTTTAGGCGGTGATACATATCGTAGCGCGGCTGAAAAAAAATACACCCACGGCTTGGGAGCGAATTCGACCTTTAATAAAAGGCATTTCGATAAGACGATCAAAAAAGGAACAACGTTGTCAACTTTATCGTACGATAAAAACCGTACTAAGAATGCGGATATGTTTTATGCCACATTTAAAAAACTAGACAAAGCGCAATATATGGCTATGTTTAATTCTCCCATACCGCAGGCTGTTTATGATCAAAAAGGATTAAAAATTGGAGTGGATAAATGCTATAAGTTTTCCATCAATAACGAAGCCATAAAAGATATCAAGGTTGCTAGCGAGGATTCTGCAACAACATCTTTTATGAAATTATACTCCCAAGATCGAGATTTTTGTAATTTTGTAAAAGATCCGAAAAGAATGGCGAGTTGTTTTACCGAAGAAAAATACAAATTCAAAGGTTATCGTGATGCTCGCGCTTCTTTAAAAAAATTAAATACTCCGGGATATATTCCCACGTCAAAAGACTTGAAACGTTCATATAGGATATTTAATTATGTTATTCCATTTAGCGATGTTGGTGACGAGAAGCTGACAACGGACGTTGTTCGACAGAGAACGAAATTTTTTAACGAATTGAAAAAGAGAGGATATGGGGCCGTATTAGACACTAACGATGCGATTTATGGCGGTTATAAGGCCAATTCTCCGGTAATAGTTTTTGATATGAGTGGTGTGGCACTGAAATACGCCAGACGTACGAGCATCAAAGACAAAGAATTCGCAGCAGCCGCTACCGTGGGAAGAAAAGTAATCATGAACGCAATATAGGAAGAAGCGCGACACATTACAATTCCGTATGAATAACACCGTGCGATATTTATTTAAAATAATTATAACAAGGAGGCGTTATGCCATCATTACTCGAAAGATTTAAGAATGGTTGGAATGCTTTCGCTTCGAGAGATCCGACCCAAAATAGTTACGCCGATTATGGTGTTGGATATTACCAACGACCTTATCAAAGAAGATTAAACCGCGGCAACGATCGAACGATCATAACGTCTATTTATAACACCATATCGCTCGATGTTGCAGCAATTCCAATAAGACATGTAAGAGTTGATGACGATGGCAAGTATCTTTCAGATATTAAAGATTCTTTAAACGAATGTCTAACACTCAGAGCAAACACTGATCAAACAGCCAGGGACTTTATACAGGACCTGGTTCTTTCTATGTTTGATGAAGGTTGCGTCGCCGTTGTTCCTGTTGAGACAACTTCTGACCCTAAGACTGGAGCATTTAATGTTAGGTCTCTTAGGGTTGGTAAAATTACTCAATGGTATCCGCAGCACGTTAAAGTTCGATTGTATAACGAATGGACTGGAAAACAGGAAGAGTTAACGCTTCCAAAATCTACAGTTTCTATTCATACGAATCCGCATTACGCGGTGATGAACGAACCGAATTCGACTCTTAAAAGACTTATTAGGAAACTAACACTGCTCGATAGCATTGACGAGCGTAACGGTTCTAATCAGCTTGATCTCATTATTCAGCTTCCTTATGTTGTTAAGAATCAGACTCGTCAAAAACAGGCAGAAGAAAGAAGAAAACAAATTGAAATGCAGCTCGCAGAATCCAAGTATGGAATTGCGTATACCGATGGAACAGAGCGTATTACTCAGCTTAATCGTCCGGTAGAGAATAACCTTCTTAAACAAATCGAGAGTTTAACGAGTACCTTATATGGACAGTTAGGAATCACCGATGCTGTTATGAATGGAACCGCCGACGAAAAGACTATGCTGAATTATTACAATCGTTCGGTAGAGCCTGTGCTTGCTGCAATTGCTGACCCGATGATCTGGACGTTTTTAACACCAACCGCCAGAACCCAAGGGCAGTCGATCAAATACTTTAGAGAGCCATTTAGATTTGTTCCTCTTACAGATACGGCGAATGTATCCGATATCTTACTTCGAAATGAGGTTGCTACTTCTAACGAGATTCGGCAGGTTATTGGTTGGAGACCTTCCGATGATCCAAGAGCGGACTTGTTACTTAATAGTAACATGCCTCAGGATGGTTCTGTACCGTCTCCTGGTGGAATTGATGAAGAAGCGCCAATTAACGATATTGAAGAAGGAACGAGTCCTATGGATACGCCGGTATCCGAGCTAATGGATCAATAAAGAGAAAGGACATCAAAATGGGGGAAAAATACGATTTTAGTGGCTGGGCCACGGTGAATGATCGTAAGTGTACCGACGGCAGAACTATTAGGGCCGG